ATGACGTTGATTAAATGTCCTAAGTGCGATGGTTTGGTAAGTAGTGAAACTCATTATTGCATATATTGTGGTTATTCAATATCAGAAAAGATTAGTGAAATATTGTTTGATAATGCCTTATTAGAGTTGAGTAAAAATACGTTATATTTTTGTAATGCATTAGTTGAAAACAATGACTTTTTTCAAAACTTAATGATTGGTTTTTCAAATAAACCTTCAGATGATAATGAAACTAAGGATTGGGCATTTGACATATATAATAAATTCATTACTGATTTTAATAGTGAAGATAGAAAATTACAACCATTTAAATTAAGAGCGACAAGTCAGGCATTAAGTCTATATTTTGATCATTTAAAAGAAATTGAAAATTTACCAATATATTCAATTGAATATATTAGTTATTTTGAAAAGACTCTATCTTCAATTAATGAAATGTGCGAAATTCTACTAATGTGTTATGATGACTTTTCAAAGTACCCTATGTTAAAAGTAGATAAAAAGAAAATTCATGCTAATGATTCGGAGTTTCTGATATTGTTAGATTTTGTCGATAAAGTGCAATTGTTATCACGGTCTAAATTGAATAATACTTTTTTACAGAATATTACAAGATTACTTCAAGATAATACTGATTTAGCAAATGCATTTTGTTATTATTATGAAAAAAAAAGAGAAATGACAATGGCTTATAAAATCAATATTAGTGAAATAAGGAAAGCATGTCAATCTTATCCTCACAATAAGTTGCTTGAATATATTTCATCTAATAAAATTGGAGCTGATTGTAGCTCAGATGAACTATTACAAATAACGCAATGTGTTTATGCCAGAACATTTACGGAATGTATGCTTTCAGCATATAACATACCTCTCACTTATGACAAGAATGGAATATTGCATCTTAATTCACTTGTTGAATTTTTAATATCATTTTATTATATACTTGGAGAATCCGAACAATTTTCACCATGGGGTAAACACCTTCTAAAACCTGTTAAAGTAGCTGTTCCTAATACTTTTACACCAGAAACATTTATTAAAGTCTGCAATACATTATTTCTTGAAACCACAAATTCATACAGAGATTCAATAAAAAATAACAGTCAAAAAAGACCTCTTTTTGAATATATTCACGAATTATATCATAATGTATTTTGGGAACTTCGAAGCTATATAGTTGCATATGTTGGAGAAGTAACTATTAATAAGTACGGTGGTTATTGGAAAAAGGATGAAATTGGTTCACTTATTGTTATAGGAGATAATGGCTCTGTGTATGATATTGGCGACAGCGTTGATTATCGCTTATTCAGAAGCAATATTTCATTTTTTTCACTTTTAATGTAATTATCAATAATAATTTCAAGGAACTTATGATGGTTTCATTAAAATATTAAACACTCAAATAATATGAATTTCATTTAAAATTTTAAAGGGCTGCCTAAAGGTTGTCCTTTTTTCATACTCATTTTTAAGGAGAGTGATGTCTATGGGAATATTACAAGGAATATTTAAGGCACGTGATAAACCAAAAAATATTCTTAGCGGCAGCCGCTACAGCTTCTTTTTTGGAGGAACTACTGCCGGAAAACAGATTAATGAGCATACTGCCATGCAAATGACAGCAGTGTACTCCTGTGTAAGAATACTTGCTGAAACAGTGGCCTGTCTCCCCCTTCATGTGTATAAATACAATAGCTCAGGAGGCAAAGAAAAATATATAAAACATCCTTTATATAAACTGCTCCATGATGAGCCAAACCCAGAGATGACTTCATTTTCGTTTAGAGAAACGCTTATGAGTCATCTTTTATTATGGGGCAATGCTTATGCTCAAATTATACGAAATGCTCGTGGTGAAGTAATCGCCCTCTACCCTTTAATGCCAAACAAAATGACAGTCGACCGTGACAAAAACGGCCGGCTTTTTTATTTATACCAAAGAAGCACCGAGGATGTACCCACTATTGGAAAAGATAGTCAGGTTTATCTTGACCCTACAAATGTTTTGCATATCCCCGGCTTAGGGTTTGACGGATTGGTAGGCTACTCCCCTATTGCAATGGCAAAGAACGCAGTAGGTCTGTCTATGGCAACAGAAGAATATGGAGCAAAGTTCTTTGCAAATGGTGCTGCTCCTGGTGGAGTTTTGGAACATCCCGGTACAATCAAGGACCCGCAGAAAGTAAAAGATAGCTGGAATTCTGCTTATCAAGGCTCTGCAAATTCCCACAGGGTAGCTGTCCTTGAAGAAGGAATGAAATATCAACCAATAGGTATTTCACCTGAACAGGCACAGTTTCTTGAAACAAGAAAGTTTCAAATCAACGAAATTGCACGTATTTTCAGAGTACCTCCACATATGCTTGCAGACCTTGAAAAATCTTCTTTTTCAAACATTGAGCAACAGTCATTGGAGTTTGTAAAATACACACTTGACCCATGGGTGATTCGGTGGGAACAGACCATGTGTCGTTCACTGTTAATGGAAAGTGAAAAGCCTGAGGTGTTTATAAAATTTAATGTAGATGGCCTACTTCGTGGCGATTATGCAAGCCGTATGAGTGGCTATGCTACTGCTAGACAGAATGGCTGGATGAGTACTAATGATATTCGTGAGCTTGAAAATTTAGACCGTATCTCTGCTGAACTTGGTGGTGATCTATATCTTATAAACGGTGCGATGACCAAATTACAAGACGCTGGTGCGTTCTCAAATAATACGGAAAGAGAGGAAACCAAATGAAGAAATTCTGGAATTGGGTTAAGGATGAAGACTCCGAAGCCCGAACACTCTACCTCGACGGAGTAATTGCCGAGGAATCATGGTTTGATGATGATGTCACCCCACATGCATTTAAAGCTGATTTAAATGCCGGCGAGGGTGACATTGTTATTTGGCTGAACTCGCCTGGTGGTGATTGTATTGCAGCCAGTCAAATTTACTCCATGCTCATGGACTATAAAGGACAAGTGACAATAAAAATTGATGGCATTGCAGCTTCTGCTGCTTCAGTAATTGCTATGGCAGGAACAACTGTACTAATGGCGCCTACTGCTCTTATGATGGTGCACAATCCCCTAACCATAGCTATTGGAGACACTGAGGAAATGCAAAAAGCAATTTCCATGCTATCAGAGGTAAAAGAAAGCATCATAAATGCTTATGAAATAAAAACAGGGCAATCTCGGGCAAAGCTCTCTCACCTTATGGACGCTGAAACCTGGCTTAATGCCAACAAAGCTATTGAACTTGGTTTTGCTGATGACATTTTAACAGATGAGAAAAAGCGAATGCAAAAGGATGACTTTACTTATGCTTTCAGTCGCCGTGCTGTTACAAATTCTCTGTTTAACAAGATTTGTCCAAAGAATAATCTGCCTGTTAAATCAGTCGGCATTTCTGCAGCTGTTCTCGAAAAACGGCTAAACAACATCATTCATTAATTAGGAGGAAAATATTATGAATAAGATTTTAGAACTGCGCGAGAAACGCGCAAAAGCATGGGATGCTGCTAAAGCATTCTTAGATACAAAACGTGGCAATGATGGCCTCATCTCCCCGGAAGATGAAACCACATATAACAAAATGGAAGCTGATGTCATTGCCCTTGGCAAAGAAATAGACCGTTTAGAAAAGCAAGCAATAATTGATGCAGAACTTAATGCTCCTACTGCCAATCCGTTAACAGGCAAACCTAAAACTCCCAATATGGAGGAAAAAACAGGCAGAGCATCTGATGAATATAGGAAAGCATTCTGGAATGCTATGCGTACTCGTGCTGGTGAAGGGCTTGATACCACCATAAGAAACGCTCTTCAAATTGGTACCGACACCGAAGGTGGATACTTGGTACCTGATGAGTTTGAAAGAACTCTTGTAGAAGCGCTCGAAGAAGAAAATATCTTCCGTTCATTAGCTAATGTGATTACTACCTCCACCGGGGACAGAAAAATTCCTGTTGTGGCTTCTAAAGGTACAGCATCATGGGTTGATGAAGAAGGTACAATTCCCGATAGTGATGACAGCTTCAATCAAGTATCAATCGGTGCGTATAAATTAGGTACTTTGATAAAAGTTTCTGAGGAACTTCTCAATGATAGTGTATTTAATCTTGAATCCTATATTTCTAAAGAATTTGCAAGACGTATAGGTAACAAAGAAGAAGAAGCATTTTTCACCGGCGATGGCTCAGGTAAACCAACTGGTATACTTGCAGCAACAGGTGGCGCTCAACTTGGTGTAACTTCTGCAGGCGCTACTGCTATTACTTTTGATGAGGTTTTAGATTTATTTTATTCTTTAAAAGCACCATATCGTAACAAGGCAGTATTTATGATGAATGACGCTACTGTAAAAGCAATCCGTAAACTAAAGGATGGTCAAGGTCAATACCTATGGCAACCATCTTTGCAAGCTGGTACTCCTGATACAATACTAAATAGGCCTATATACACATCAGCCTATGTTCCAGCTATTGCCTCAGCAGCTAAGACTATTGTGTTTGGTGATTTAAGTTACTACTGGGTTGCAGATCGTCAAGGGCGTGTGTTCAAAAGATTAAATGAGCTCTATGCTGTAACTGGCCAAGTTGGGTTCGTTGCAACTCAGCGTGTTGATGGAAAGTTAATTCTGCCTGAAGCTGTTAAGGTGCTTCAACAAAAAGCTTAATGGAGGTATCTCATGAGTTATAACATTAAAAATTACACTGAACAAGGTGGCGAGAAAACCGTCATTGGAGGTGTGTTGGAAATAAAGGAAGGAGCTTCGGTAACAGGGCTCCCTTCTTCCGGGTTAACTGCTGCAACTGAAACCACACTTGGAGGAATTAAAGCTGCAACTAAAACCGAGACTGACACTGTTCCGGCTAAAATCGGTGAGGACGGAAAGCTTTATGTTCCTTCCTATCCTGTTATATCAGAAATTCCTGTAGCTGAAAATCAAGCTGATAGCACAGCATCAGATGTGGCAGGACTGCTTACTGACTTTAATTCACTTCTTTCTAAACTAAAAACCGCTGGATTAATGACCGCTGATACACCTTAAGAAAGGACGGTGGTGATATGACCCTCATTGAAAAGGTGAAAGCTAACCTGATTCTTGAACATAATGAAGATGATGAAATTTTGCAAATATATATCACCTCCGCTATTAAATATGCCGAGAGTTATCAGCATCTTCCTGAAAACTTTTATACCGATAATCAAATGCCTCCTACTACTGAACAAGCAGTAATTATGCTGTCTTCCCACTTCTATGAATCAAGGGATGGCAGCACAGGAGGTTTTTATTCAGATAATGTTCAAGCTGGTCAACAAGTGTGGAATACAGTAAATCTACTCTTGCGATTAGACCGTGATTGGAAGGTGTAGAATATGAGCTTTGGTAAAATGAATACATCTATTGACATAATACAGAAGGTAACTGTTAAAGATTCTGAGGGTTTCTCTACTGAAACTGACGTGATTATCGCTACGGTTCGAGCATATAGAGAGAGACGTAATGGAACTGTGAAATGGGCTAATAGAGTCACCTTCTCAGTTGCCACTGACCTTTTTCGTTTTCGCTGTATTCCCGGTGTTACGGTTACAACTGCTATGATTATCTTAATAGAAGATGAACGATTTGAGATAACCTCAGTTGAGAATGTAAAAAATCGCGGAATGTATATTGAAGTGCTTGCAAAGGAGGTGAAGCCAAGTGGCTAAAACTGTTATGAAAATGCCAGAAGAATTTCTTTTAAAAATTTCAAGACTTGGTAATAAGACAGACGAAATAATTCCTAAGGTGCTTGAGGCTGGAGGTAAAATTGTTGAAGAAAAAGTGAAGTCTAACCTTCAAAGTATTATCGGTAAAGATACAAAAGAAGAAAGCCGTTCTACAGGTGAACTTGTTTCAGCACTTGGTGTCTCCCCTGCAATGATGGATAAAGACGGCAATTTTAATGTTAAGGTTGGTTTTTCTGAACCACGTTCTGATGGCAAAAGCAATGCAATGATTGCCGGTGTTTTAGAATACGGAAAATCTAATCAACCCCCTAAACCCTTTCTAAAGCCAGCTAAATCATCCAGTAAAAAGGCCTGTATTGATGCAATGATTGAGGCGTTTGATAAGGAGGTAGAAAATATATGAGTTTATTGGAAGAATTAAATACTCTTATTTTACCTATAGTTCCAATCGAGACTGGCTTGTTTTCAGATTCTCCTCCTGATGAATATTTGGTTATTACTCCCCTTGTCGATACTTTTGAGCTTCATGGAGATAATTCTGCAGGCTATGAGATTCAAGAAGCAAGGCTGTCCATTTTTGTTAAAGGGACATTTACAAAACTTAAAAATATAATTGTCCGTTCTCTACTGAGTGCGGACTTTACTATAACAGACCGCCGGTATATAAATCATGAGGACGATACCGGCTTTCACCATTATGCCATTGATGTGGCAAAATTATATAAATTGGAGGAATAAATAATGGCAACAATAGGACTTGATAGTTTATATTATTCAAAAATTACTGAAGATACTGACGGAACGGAAACTTATGCGGCTCCTGTAAAGCTTGCTAAAGCAATAAAGGCTGATTTATCAATAGAACTCGCAGAAGCAATTCTTTATGCAGATGATGGCGCTGCTGTGGTTGTTAAAGAATTTAAAAATGGAAAACTTTCACTTGGAATAGATGACATAGGTTCTACAGCTGCAGGTGATTTGACAGGAGCACAAATAGACGATAATAAGGTTCTGATATCAACAAGTGAAGATGGAGGTACTCCAGTTGCAATAGGCTTTAGGGCAAAGAAGGCAAACGGGAAGTACAGATATTTCTGGCTTTATAAAGTTAAATTTGGAATACCTGCAACAAATCTTCAGACTAAAGGAGACAGCATAACATTCCAGACACCTACTATTGAAGGAACTGTTATGAGAAGAAACAAGACTGATGCTAATGGAAATCATCCTTGGAAGGCTGAAGTGAATGAGGATGATACTGGAGTTATAGCAACAACTATAACAGGATGGTTTACTACAGTATATGAGCCAGAATTTACTGTTACACCTTAATGGAGGGCTTGATGATGGATGATGAAAGAAGCAGTACTATTAAGATAAGCCATGATGAATATCACCTAATACTAACAACTAAAGCAACAAAAGAAATAGCCAAGAGGTATGGCGGTCTTGAACACCTTGGTGATAAGCTTATGAAATCAGAGAACTTTGAAATGGCACTCGATGAGATTGTCTGGCTTATAACCTTGCTTGCAAATCAAAGCGTATTAATTCATAACCTGCAAAACAAAGATGAAAAGAAAGAACTTCTAAAGGAAGAGGATGTGGAACTTTTGACTTCACCACTTGAACTTTCTACCTATAAAGAAGCGATTTTTGAAGCTATGTTTAAAGGAACAAAAAGGTATGTTGAGTCAGAGGAAGCTGAATCAAAAAACGAATTAGTCGAGTAAGCGATGAAGAGTTGTTTGCTCGACTAATTTATTATGGTGTTACTCAACTTGGCAGGAGTGAAGAAGATGTGTGGTTCATGGCAATAGGTGATCTCTTAGATCAATGGGAGATACACAAACAGTTTATTGGAATAGCGAAACCTAAAGTTGAGTTGTTTATTGATGAAGTTATTCCAGTTGGTATTTAAAAAGGTTGAATTAGCAAATATTGGTTGAACTATCTTAATATCAATTATATAATATGGTTATATAATTTTTGTATTAGTAAAAGAATTGGGGGTAAACACTTTGTTTGATGCTATATATAAAGATAAAATAATCTATTCATTTGATACAAAGAATAAATATGGCAATTATGAATATGAAATATACTCAGAATACAAAGAGGCTGGACAAAAAGGATTGCTTAAATGTAAGGATTGTGGAACATTGGTATTTCTAAAAGCAGGTAATAAAAAGGTTCCACACTTTGCACATAAAGATTCAAATAGGTTTTGTTATTCTGATATAAGCATCAACGAAAGTGAAGAACAAAAAAGAGGAAAATTTATATTATATAAATGGTTAAAAGAACAATATAGCAATGTTTATATTGATAAAAAATATGAAAACAGAAGGTCAAATGTTTCTATAGAAAATGAAAAATGCAAAATAGTACTTCAGTATATACGTAAAGAGCGTTCAATTAATGAATGGAATGACAAAAGAAAAGACTATTTTAAGAATGATATAAAAGATATATATTTCTTTAGCTTTAAGGAATTTAATCCAGAAGAAAATACTTCAGAAGAACAATTTAGAAAAACAGTACAGAAATATTCTATTGATAATACTATTAAAATGCTAAATACTGATAGTAATGAGTTGTTTATGATGCGATATATGGATTTTAAAGATAAAGATGGGCAGTTATTTTATAGTAAACTTTTTTTAAAAAAATACAATATTTATGATGTACAGTTAACATTAGAAGGCAATATCAATTGTGATTTTGAGGATGCATATAAAAATGCTTTTGAAGAACATAGAGAAATCGCAAGAAATTTATATAAAAAAATGCTTACTCAAAAAAGATTGATTGAGGCGAAAAAAATAAAAGAAAACCAATTACGACAGAGATTAAATGAAAATTGGAAAACTGCTAATAAATCATATATAAATAACGAAATTACTAATAAAAATTACAATAATGTAGAACCAATAAAAGACAATAAAGAAAAACTGGTTTATAGAAAAGAAGAACTCATTCCTAATAAAGAAAAGTATTTAAATCCAAGTGGGTTTAGTTATGATGAAATAGATGAGAATTTTAAAAAAATAGTTGATACTGTTTTGGACAAGGAATGGTATTATAAAGGTTTTAGGTGGGTTAAATGCAAAAGATGTAATAGATATTATGTAATAAATTTTTGTTGGTCATTTGGTGGACTGAAAAAAGAAGCGATACTAGGAATTTGTAACAATTGTACCGTAGATTGATTAACTAAATAAATCATATGATAAGTATTGAGATAAGCAGGCACTCTTAACAAGGGTGCCTTTTTTATACTCAAAAATAAGGAGGTGGAAGCATGGCAGACAATTTTGGACTTAAGATTGGAATTGAAGGAGAACGGGAATTTAAAAAAGCTCTAAGTGAAATAAACCAAAGCTTCAAGGTTCTAGGCTCTGAAATGAACCTTGTTACTTCTCAGTTTGATAAGCAGGACAAATCAATACAAGCAATTTCTGCAAGAAATAATGTATTAAACAAAGAAATTGATGCTCAAAAGGATAAAATCAGCACTCTTGAAAAAGCGCTTAACAATGCCACCACTTCCTTTGGCGAAAATGACAAAAGGACAAAGGCATGGGCTATTCAGCTTAACAATGCAAACGCAGATCTTAATAAGATGCAGCGTGAGCTTGAAGACAACAATATAACTCTTGATACTGCAGGCAAAGAGTTTAATGAGGCTGAACAACAAGCTGGTGAATTTGGTAAGGAAATAAAAAAGTCGGCAGAACATGCAGATGATGCAAGCAATAGGTTTGATAAACTTGGAGGAGTTCTTAAAGGAATAGGAACAGCACTTGGTGCTGCGGTTGCAGGGATAGGTGCTGCAGCGGCTGGTGCAGGCAAGGCGCTTGTGGATATGACTGTTGGGGCATCTCAATATGCGGATGACATTCTTACAATGTCAACAGTAACAGGAATGTCTACTGAAAGCTTACAGGCATACAAGTATGCTGCGGAACTTGTAGATGTTTCAATGGAGACTTTGACTGCTTCAATGGCAAAACAGGTAAGGTCAATGAGTAGTGCAAGAGATGGCTCGAAAACAGCAAATGAGGCTTATGCGAAACTTGGAGTTTCTGTAGCTGACATAAATGGTGAATTAAGAGATTCGGACACGGTTTATTGGGAGACAATTGACGCATTGGGCAAGGTGGCAAATGAAACTGAGCGTGATGCATTGGCAATGCAGATATTTGGAAAGTCGGCACAGGAACTTAATCCCCTTATAGCACAAGGAAGCAAGGGGATTTCTGAACTTACAGAAGAAGCCAAAAGAATGGGTGCAGTAATGAGTGAAGATTCGTTAAACGCACTTGGTGCTTTTGATGATAGTGTTCAAAGATTAAAAGCAGGAGCCGGTGCTGCAAAAAATATGCTTGGAACTGTACTTCTCCCCCAGTTGCAGGTATTGTCTGACAGCGGAGTTGCCTTGCTTGGAGAATTCACAAAAGGACTATCTGAAGCCGGTGGTGACTGGGGCAAAATAAGCGAGGTCATTGGAAATACCGCAGGTGGAATAACTGACCTTGTTATGGAAAGTATCCCTAAAATAATGGAGCTTGGGTTTGAAATTGTATCTTCAATTGGAGGTGCAATAGCTGATAACCTGCCTATGCTTATAGACTCAGCAGTATCCATAGTAATGACTATATTTCAGGCCTTGATTGACTCCCTTCCTCAGATTTCAGATGGAGCACTTTTACTTGTGCTTACACTGTTTAATGGGATAATCGAAAACTTGCCATCACTAATAGAAGGTGCTCTTTTGATGATTGTAGCTCTTTCAACTGGACTAGCAGATTCGATGCCTGAACTTATACCCTCAATTGTCGAGGCGGTTATTTTAATTGTTGATACCATAATCAATAACATGGACAAAATTTTAGAAGCTGCATTTGCAATTATAGAGGGTTTGGCAATTGGACTTATTAATGCTCTTCCAAGGCTTTTAGAGGCTTTGCCATTAATAATCACTTCCATTATTGACTTTATTACAAGCAATATTCCTAGAATAGTAGAGCTTGGAATAATATTGATTGTTCAGCTTGGAGCTGGTCTTATTATGGCCATTCCTAAACTCATTACAAGCTACAATCAAATATCTGATTCCATAATTAAAGGCATTGGTAAAGCAGCTATTTCAATAGTCGAAGTAGGAAAAAACATCGTAATCGGACTATGGGACGGCATTGCTTCCATGATGAGTTGGATTAAGGAAAAAATAAGCGGGTTTGTAAGCGGAATAGTAAACAACGTAAAAGGAGTACTTGGCATTCAGTCCCCCTCTACTGTATTTGCCGGCATTGGTACAAATATGAGTTTAGGTCTTGGCGAGGGTTTCGCTAAGGCAATGAATTCAGTTAAAGATGATATGAACAATTCGATTCCTAAAAGCTTTGACATAGATGCTAATATAAGAAATGGAACCAGTTTTGGAATCAGAGGTAATTCAAATATCACTAATACTTTTAATATAGCAAGCATGATTGTAAGAAATGATAATGATATAAAAAACATAGCACGTGAATTATACTTGCTTCAAACAAGAAGTGACAGGGGGTATGCAATTTGATGGGATTTACATTTAGAGGTATACACACATCAGAATTTAAGGGGCTTGTTGTTAAAACTATAAATAATCCCCTATTCCCTGCTAAAAGAACACAAAGAGTAAATGTCATGGGACATGATGGAGAGTATATATTTGAAAGCGGATACAGTAACAAAACACTTGAATTCAGATGTTCTCTGTCAAATGGTACTATTAATGAAAGACGGCAAAGCGCAAGAGAAATAGCTTCGTGGCTTTCAGAAACAGATGATTTAGTGCTCGACTATGAAAGCGACAAAGTTTATAAAGTAATTAAATCTATTAGTGATGTTTCTCTATCCATTGAAAAAGCATGGGATGAATTCAGCATTATATTTGAAGTTGAACCGTTCCAATATGGAGGGCTTAAAGCACTTTCCTTTGATAATCCAACGTCTGTTATTGTAAATAACGCAGGAACAATTACTGCTGAAACAATAATTTCAATAACAGGAGCCGGAAATGTGACCGTTATTTGTAATTATAAATCATTTACATTAACAGGAATGACAGAAAAACTAAATATTGATAGCAAGAAGATGCTTGTATATACAGACGCTACAGAAAATAGAATATTAAAGCATTCCGGTGACTTTATACGACTTTTGCCTGGAGATAATACTGTGATTGTTTCAGGTTCGGTATCAAACATGACATTAAAATTCCATGACACATACATTTAGGAGGTGCAACTTTTGATAACCTTATATGACAAAAACACAAACGCAAAACTTGCATACCTTGATGATATTATTATTGAAGATTCTATTGAAATAACAAGGAAAATAAATGGTGAGTTTATACTAAAATTTGAAGTGCTTGAAGACAATTTAAAATGCGGGTACTTTGAGTCGGATAATTATATAGCTGTAGATAAGTTTTACTTTGACGTAATCTATATTGAGCAAATACATTCAGATTCTGTGGCTTATAGAATTGAATGCGAGCATGTGACATATAGACTTATTGAAGATGAAAAAGAGTTCTATACGTATGATGGTACTCCCCTACAAATTCTTACAGATATTTTAACGGGAACTGAATTTTTAGTTGGAACGGTTGAACCGACAAATATTACTACTTTTGCAGTTTATGAAGAAACAAATAAGCTGGCACTTTTACAGCTTCTCGCCTATCATACAAATTCTGAGCTAGATTTTGATGGATTTAAAGTAAGCCTTAAAAACACACTTGGACAGAATCGTGGTTTCCAAGCAAGGTTTGGAAAAAACCTAACTGGTGTTAAGAAAATTATTGATAAAAGAAAAGGATTAACATACTATGCTGTAGACATTGTGGAGCTTAAAAACCACCCTTCTTTCAAAGATTTTAAAGAGCTTGAAATTATCGAGGAAGGTGACACAATAAGAATAATTGACGAGGTTATTGGACTTGATGTATCAAACAAGGTTATAAAAAGAACGTACAATCCAATTAGAGCAATAAATACTTCCCTTGAAATTGCAAACAGCATAGAGATATTGACAGACTCTGTAACTAAAATAAGACGGGACACAGTTGCAAAGGACAAGATTTATCATGGAATAAGAATAAGTCCCGACAATGGGTTTGAAAGTATAAGAAGCGACAAGATGGCCAGAGGGGTTTTTAATTCAGATATATTCGCTCTTCAAACAGGAGACGGAACGGGAGAAAATTGGATTAACAAATTGTACTTTGATGCGGCTACAGGAAAGTATATTTTTGATGGGATGCTCTCTGCTACCATGATTGAAGCTCTTGAAGCAGAGTTTGACGTTACTATTTCCAATACGTTTATAACCCAGACTCTTGCCGCAGAAACAGCATATATTGCTCAGCTTACAGTTGACCAACTTGAAACTTCTACAAAAGTTCAAAACTATTTAAACAACAACACTAGTGATGTGAATTATATAAAAATATTTGAGCAGTACATTCAATTTATAACTGCATCCACTGACGGTAGAGAGACTGAGCAGGTCAAAGACAGGAAATATAATAACTTGTACTGGCTTGACGAAACATTTAAGGGTACTACAACAAATATCACCGATTATCCTGTTCTAATATTCAAATATACGGAACAAATAAAGATGCAGATACTGTTTGAAAACATAAGCGGCAATTATGTGCCCAAAATTATTCTAGGAGTTGGTGACGGAACTGGTGCAAACCATGCAAAGGCTGAGATTTATAAAGGTCAAACTGGACTTGAAATAAACTATTTTAAATCCAACACGGGAGAAACAAGAAGCTTGCTTATAGATGATACAGGCATTCACTCAGCTATTGCAGAATATAAGGCTGAAGCAAATATAAGAAATATAATTGTGACAAACCAGACTCCAGACACAAGCATGGGTAATATTAATGATGTAATTTTAAAACTGAAACAGTAGGTGGTATATTTGGTTGATTTTAATAATTCATTTATTGGTTATATAACTAGTGTAGAAATAAATATAATCGATATAACAAAAATTAAAAGATACCATTCAGAGAGTCCTGTGAATGGGTTAATTTCAAATGCCACAATTGAAATAATTGATATTGAAAAAATTAATGTATATATACCCTTGCATCTACCTGAAACAAATGAGTATGAAGCTTATGTAATAACGGAAACTGGTATCATGCAGGTAGGTAATGTGTATGTGATTACAATCGAAGGATTGAAAGAAGCGGATACAATTAAGGTAGTTGGCGGCGAATCTCCAATACCTAAAGAAGGCCGCGTTTCTTCGCTAATATCAAATGTTAAAATTGAAATAATAAATGTTTAGCAGGTGATTCTTTATGAATGTAAGACAAGAAATAAAACTATCAAATTATGCAAATGTAATAGTCAGAGATACTGAAACCAAGGAAGTTATAAGCGAGCAAACAAAGAAAAACATTATTTTGCACCAAGGAATGAAGAAATGGATGTATTCCTACCAAACATATGAGGCTCCAAGACTAATGCTAGACACCTTTGGAGGATATATCTATGTTGGAGTAGGTACAGGAACTCCAGAGAAGTCAAATACAGCATTATTTAGCCAAAAATTAAAGAAACAGGTTGTGTCAGGTCACTATTCTTATAATTTAGATTCAGATAATGATGTTATTACTATGACAGAGGATTTTACCATTCTTTCAACAGAGTTAAACGGTATGACAATTACAGAAATTGGACTTGGTGGATCAACCAATCTTTCAACAAAAATACTGTTGGATGAACCGATAGCAAAGGATTCAACAATTGAAGTATTCATAAATTATACAATAACAATGACAGTCGAAGCTCAGACATCAATTCCAACACTGACTATGATTGGCTCACCATTCAGAACAGAACTTTCCTACTACACTTTAAATGGTATTTTTGCACAGTTCATGGGTCGTTTGAGCCAAACTACTTATATTTATTCAAGGGGAGCTGTTATACAGCTTGGAACCGAAGGTAAACCAACAAATATAGATGACTTTACGGGAGATAGCTTTTATAGGACAAATGGAGTATACAACTTAGTTGCAACAAACTACAATAATACAGATTTCAAACAAGGTAGTGTTTCGTGGGTTCCTCAGAATTATGTTTATAATGAAAATACCAGCATAGGAAGTATAACCTATAGGTTTTATGTTAATACACAGGCTTGCCCGGGTACTAAAATCAAAGAAATTTCATTAGGTTGTGGCCATAGTGGGAAATATGATGTTGACCGTTATGTTATATTTAGGATGACATTGCCTTGTTCAGGAGTATTTACGAAATATGATTTTGTTAACGTGGAGCAACTTAATGAATCAGCCGACATAATAACATTAAAAAGAAACGGCTATGTTTGGGATGAAATAATAACCAACAGTGAAAGCATAAAAGTTAATGGATTAACTTTAACCAAGAACATAGATTATACAATAGATTACTTTACAGGTGTAGTATCATGGATAAATAAGCCTTCATCTTCAGATACAATAACTGCTTCTTGGTCAGTACCCTACATACCTAAAGATGACTTGTTGGAGTTTTACTTTGATGCTGCATTAGAGTTTTCAGCTTAATTTTACATAACACCTATCAGAAGGTGTTTTTTTATTACAAATTTCTAAAAGGAGGAATTACATGAAGAATGCATTAAACAATCTTCAACTTATATTCACAGCCATCGGCGGCTATCTGGGATACTTTCTCGGAGGTCTTGATGGCTTTATTTATGCCTTGGTTACTTTTGTAGTAATAGATTATTTAACAGGCATAATGGCAGCAATTGTTGAGCGTAAACTATCAAGCGAGATTGGTTTTAGAGGCATCTTTAAAAAGGTGCTTATTTTTTTACTTGTCACTGTAGGAAATATAATAGACAAAAATTTAGTGGGCACTGGTGGTGCTGTAAGAACTGCAGTAATATTCTTCTACATTTCAAATGAAGGCATCAGCATAATAGAAAACGCAATTCGAATAGGACTACCCGTTCCTGAAAAGTTAAAGAATGTACTTGAGCAGCTCCAAAACAAGGAGGATGAGACTTAATGTATAAGATATACTTATCCCCCTCAAACCAACCAGCAAACAAGTACTGTGTAGGAAACACAAATGAAAAAACTGAGATGGAAGCTGTTGCAAAGAAAGTAAAAGATATTCTTGATAATGAGTATGAATGTGAAAACGTAATAGCAACCTTGTATTTAGGAATTGGACTTAATGAAAGAGCAAAAGAAGCAAAAGATAAGGGTTGCCATATTTATTTAGCAATCCATTCAAATGCAGGTGGCGGCGATAATGCAAGCGGAGCCATAGCCTTTTATCATCCAGACAGCACAAGTGGTAAGCAGCTTGCAGTAAATGCTGTAAAGGAACTTAATGCAATCTGCCCGATAAAATCTAACAGAAGCGTATCTGTAGAAAACGGAATGAAGGCTTTTAATGGTCTTGGTTATGGTGAGATAAGAAATCCATCATCAATTGGACTTATATCTGCTTTAGTGGAGACTGACTTTCATGACAATCCCAAAACAGCTCAGTGGCTCATTGACAATAAGGATACCATAGCAAGAGCGTATGTAAATGCATTGGTTAATACGTTTAATATATCGAAAAAGGCACCTGTATCAACCAAGTATTACAGAGTTCAGATTGGTGCATACACTGTAAAGTCAAATGCTGAAGCCATGCTTAAAAAAGTTAAATTGGCGGGTTTTACAAATGCTTTTATAAAATATAGCGAATAGATCACACCCACAGTTTGATTAATTTCAATCTGTGGGTATTTTTTAATTTTTAGTACTCAATCCATCCCCTACTGTCCTTTGGTTTATAAGAAGTATTTGTGATTTAAAGGGAGGATAAAAATATGACCAGCTTACAAAAAGATAGAATTTCAATTCTTCGTGCCAGTGGTGATAGCTATAACAGCATTGCCGATGCCTTAGGTCTTTCTGTTAACACAGTAAAATCCTACTGTCGAAGAAATAACCTAACATGCAATACGTCTGCAGTAACCCCAAAAGTCTCTGTTAGCCAAGTTTTTTGCAAACAGTGCGGTAATGAACTGCCTCAAATACCTAACAAAAAACCATTGAAATTCTGTAGCAATGAATGTCGAGTTAAATGGTGGAATACTCATCCGGATAAAGTAAATAAAAAAGCCATCTATTCATTCTCCTGTGCTCATTGCAAAAAAGCATTCACTGCTTACGGTAATTCTAATAGGAAATATTGCTCTCACGAGTGCTATATCAATGACCGTTTCAAAGGTGGTGCTTTGGTATGAGTGAGGAACAATTCAAGGCAGAAAAAATGTATCAGATTTCCCTCTCACTTGCAAAATCAATGCTTAAAAAAGGCCTATTAACAGAAGAAGAATTCGTTATGTATAATGCAATTTTGCTTGAAAAATACCACCCTTTATTAGGAACATTATTCTTGACTTAATCACAGTTTAGAGTGATGTATAGTGTTGAAAGGAGTGATTTAATGAAAAAAATAAGCAAAATTGAGCCAAAAATACCAATTATGCCGACTCGCAAAAAAGTTGCAGCCTATGCAAGAATTTCTGAAGAAAAAGGTAGAACTCTACATTCTCTTTCTGCACAGGTTAGTCATTACAGTTCATACATTCAAAAAAACATTGAATGGGAATATGCAGGAGTATACGCAGATGAAGGTATTTCAGGTACAACAGAAGATAGAAAAGAATTCCAACGATTATTGGCAGACTGTGAAGCAGGAAAAATTGATATTATTCTTACCAAGTCCATATCACGTTTTGCAAGAAACACAGTAGACCTTCTCGAAACTGTGCGACACCTCCGTGACCTTAATATTGAAGTCAGATTTGAAAAAGAAGGGATTAATTCATTAAGCGATGATGGTGAGTTAATGCTAACACTCCTCGCCTCTTTCGCTCAAGAGGAAAGCCGTTCTACAAGCGAAAATGTAAAATGGTCAATTCGAAATAGATTTCAACAAGGAAAACCAAACTCCTTCAACATTTACGGTTACCGTTGGAATGGTGAACAGTTTATTATTGACCCAGAAGAGGCAAAGATTGTTAAGCTGATATTTGAAAATTTTCTCAAAGGCTTATCAGCTGAGCAAACAGAAATACAATTAGAAGAAATGGGTGTCAAGTCCTACACCGGCGGTCGTTTTTCCAACACATCAATCAGAGCAATTCTTCGCAATGAAAAATATACGGGCAACATGCTTCTTCAAAAGGTTTTTATTCCAGACCACATCACGCATAAAACTATACCTAACAACGGTGAGCTGCCACAATATTGGGTTGAGGATTCTCATGAAGCCATCATTGACTTTGATACTTTCAAAAAAGTACAAGATGAAATCGCAAGGCGCAGAGAGTTAGGTGTTTTTGCAAATTGGGCTATTAACACTACCTGCTTTACCAGCAAGGTAAAATGCGGAAACTGTGGTGTCAGTTACAGGCGTAGCGGTAAACGCCAACGCAAAGATTCTAATACAGTTTATTATGTGTGGATTTGCCAGACCAAAGACCGAAAGGGTCCAAGTGTATGTGATGGTAAAATTGTCCCTGAGAAAATGCTCCAAAATGTTTGTGCTGAGGTGCTTGGTTTAGAAGAGTTCGATGAAAATGTATTCTTATATGAAATTGAAAAAATCGTAGTAAACGGTAAGGATGAACTTATTTTCCATTTCTATGATGGACAGATACTTAATCAGAAATGGAAGTCAACTGCAAGAACTGATTGCTGGTCAGCAGAACGCCGTAAAGAGTGGGGTAAATATCAAAAAGGTAATAAACATGCTAAAGGAAGTAAAGGTAGGTGGTTAGAAAATGACAAGAACTGCAATAGTTAGAAATGTTACTACTATTCCTGCTACTCTTTCTCGCTTTACAGCATCTCCGATAAATGAGCAAAGAAAACGCCGCACAGCAGGATATGCAAGGGTTTCCACAGATAGTGATGAACAGTTTACAAGCTATGAAGCACAGGTTGATTATTATACCAACTACATAAAGAGCCGTGAAGATTGGGAATTTGTAAAAGTCTATACTGATGAAGGGATTTCTGGAACTAACACCAAAAAGCGTGAAGGCTTCAAAAGCATGATTAATGATGCTCTTAATGGGAAGATAGACCTTATTGTCACAAAGTCAGTCAGCAGATTTGCACGTAATACAGTTGACAGCTTAACTACAGTTAGACAACTTAAGGAAAAAGGTATAGAGATTTACTTTGAGAAAGAAAACATATGGACACTTGACTCAAAGGGTGAGCTTTTAATTACTATAATGTCATCCTTGGCTCAGGAAGAAAGTCGCAGCATATCCGAAAACGTCACATGGGGTCAAAGAAAAAGATTTGCAGATGGTAAGGTTTGTGTTCCATTTAAGCACTTCCTCGGTTACGACCGTGGAGAAGATGGAAACCTTGTGCTAAACGAAAAAGAAGCAGTAATCGTAAGAAGGATTTATAGCATGTTTCTTCAAGGGATGACTCCATACGGTATTGCAAGCCAGCTAACAGCAGACAGAATAATGTCCCCTGCCAAAAAAGAAAAATGGAATGCTGGGACTGTTAAGCGTATGCTAAGTAATGAAAAATATAAAGGTGATGCCCTTTTACAAAAAAGCTATACAGTTGATTTCTTAACTAAGAAGAAGAAAGATAATGAAGGTGAAATTCCTCAGTATTATGTTGAAAATAACCATGAAGCTATTATAGAGCCTGCTGTCTTTGACATGGTTCAACGAGAACTGGAAAGGCGCCAACCTGGACGTAATCGCCATAGTGGGGTTCATATATTTTCTGGAAAAATAAAGTGCGGTGAATGTGGCAGCTGGTACGGCTCTAAAGTATGGCACTCCAACAGTAAATACCGCCGCATGGTTTGGCAGTGCAATCATAAATTTAATAAAGATGAAAAATGCAAAACTCCTCATCTCGATGAAGAAACAATCAAAACATTCTTCATATCAGCGGTCAATAAGCTGCTTTCAGAAAAAGAAGAAATATTTGAAAACTTTCAACTTTTAAAGGATACGGTATTTGACACTACTGACTTGGAAAAGGAACAAACAGAACTGCAAAGCGAAATAGAGGTTATTGCTGAGATGATTCAGAAAGCTATTTCTGATAATGCACACTTTGCTCTTAACCAAGAAGAATACCAAGAACGATACAACGGACTGGCTGACCGCTTTGACCTTGCTAAAGCTCGGCATACTGCAGTTACTGAAGAAATCGCCGATAAGAAAACAAGGCTCGGTACGATGAATGATTTCCTTAACTCTCTTCGCAAGCAAGAAGACCTTATTACCGAATTTGATGTTGAGCTTTGGTGCATCCTTGTAGATTATGGCACTGTTTATGATAAAGAGGATGTACGGTTTACCTTTAAGGATGGCACAGAAATTCAAGCATAAGAAACTAAAATAAAAACTCCCCATCACTGATATTAATTCAGTAGTGAGGGGTTTCTTATTTCGCTTATTATAAAGAATGGTTCATTAAGCTTTCCTAACAATACCTGACCCAAATATTATAAATATGAATCCAAGTATCGTTAATGCAGGTTTACCTATATCCAACTTAAAAATGTATCCAGCAGCATGGACTAACAATATAATAAATCCAATTGAAGACATTGCAGTACCTAATATTTTTTTACTATTCAT